CTGTGGGGAGGGGTAGTGGGGGGGGGTGTTAAGTCGATAACTGTCGGGGTGCAGTTTCAGCGCCACCCGTCGCGCAGATCGAAGGGGGGGGTAAACCCGAATCAGTCAGACAGAATCGGTTAGTGAGTGACCACTCTCGTTGCAAAGCGCATGAATCCTACACATTCGCATATCGTCGCATCTGTCTGCTTTACACTATGTTCATTATGTAAAGTTATTTTGCTGTTATCCACAGGTTTGTAAGCAACTTTGTGCATAACTTCGCCAGTTTCCACGCAACTGTGGATAACTAGGACAACTTCTCGCTGTTTTCTGTGGATATGTCCTCGACCACCTCAATGCGTCGCAATGCGTCCAGCCTCATGCCAGACAGGTTCACTTGCACGCTAGGCATCTTATTCTGGGCGTATGAGGCAGGATTCCAGCGCTCTGCTACCCATTGCCTCGTCTGGACGCGTAAACGCGCCTTGTTGACCTCCTCAATGTCTGTATCGTCGGCAATCTCGATCATCTGTCCTACGATATGATCGGCTGCTCGCGCACGCACGCGAGAGAGGAAGCCTTCTTGCGCTGGTGAGTCCATCCATTCGGTCAGCGCCTTCTTGCTGACACCGAGCGCCACACATATCCTTGTCTCGCTCATTCCCGCCTCAAACATATTGGTTATCTGCTCAATCGGCAGCGTGTTGAGCAACGCAATGTCGTGAACCTTCTTTTTGTTTCCAGCCATCTAAATCTCCTCCAAAGCCCTGTTAGCCGTATTTTTAACCATCTTGCTTGTATCGAACACCTTTGGCAACGACGAAGCCTCCAGCTCGTCCGACTTGACATCATCAAAGCCTGTCGCACCGCCAAGTGGAAACTCCTTCGCATCCTTGTCCAACCTGACCATCGAAGCACAAGGCATCAGCGCCTTAATCTTCATGGTCTCCTTGATGACTGGCGAGTCCATGATCAACTCCAGCTCTTCCATCGTCCAGATGTGTCTGTTCTGGACATCAGGTCTGAACTGTTGGTAAAGCGTCGCGTCGTGATGTGTACCAACGACCACCATCACCGACCCATCTTGCATCTCATGCTCAACTGCAACTATCGCTGGCATCTCAGGCACACCGTTCTCGACCGCCCACGCTTCGAGCGCTGCATAAGCCTTGACCATCCCACCGACAGCTCGATCCAACTTCACCTCATCTCTGGACACCGAAGCCTCGAACACTCGTTCAGCCTGTCGCCACACCTTGATCCGAAACTCTGAGTCGACCAACTCGATCAAGCGATTGATCCCCCAACGCTTTTCGTGCTCTCTCTTCACCACAGACAGCTCAATCAACCTTGAATTCATAAATACCTCAAAAGTATTCATAGGGAAATCTGGCTGTTTTAGACCACCAACAACTTTCTTCAAACTCTTCTTAACCATCACCTTCTCCTTTTTTTAACTTTTACAAATCGGACGCATTGCCACGATAGACAGATGGTGTGTATACATACACACACCATCCATCTGTCCATCGTTTTGGCATAGACAAATGGATTTTTCGTTGTCCATCGTTTGTCCTCCATTTGTCCATTTGTCCATCATCATTTCTTGATCGATACGACCACCGAATTGGCTGTTTTTGCGTCGTCATCTTCCGCATAAACCGCCCAGCACATATCACCATAAATTACTACTTTCTTAAAATCAACAAGGTCTGCTTTGACGCGATACCATGCCTTGTTGAAGCTCGCCAACTGCACATCGCTGCCCATCCGAGCCTTGAATTCGTCCCTCCAAAGGTCTAGCTTTATGCACTTATTGCGTTTGTCATCGATCACCTTCATCTCGCCAAACTTCTTAATTGAGTCGTGCAGACAGTTCAAAGCGAGTCGCTGATTCATGCCCTTACCTGTCTTATCTGGCGGTTTGATTGACTTTCTTTCGGTATCCATCTCTTCATCTGGTTCAACCGCCAGACTGGATGCACCTTCAAAGTCCACAATTCCACTTGATCCAGTCGTGACCTCGACCATTCTGAACCCGATCCTCTGCCCGTCTTCCCCGTCCTTTTGCTTGCTGATGTGGAGTATTCCTTTTGGCGGTTGAGCGCCTTCGATCCTGATGATCTCCAGCTCTGTGTCTACTGCGCCTAAGAGTGAGCTGTGACCCCTGAGTCCTTTGGTTGCATCCTTACCAGCGTGATGCACCACCAAGAGAGAGCACTCATACTTTCCTTGTATTGCGCCAGCAGCCGTGATGAATGCACCCATGTCCTCACTTGCGTTCTCGTTTCCACCGCCAAATGCTCTAGCCAAGGTGTCGATGATGATCATCTCGAAGTTGATCTCGTTTATAGCCTTCAAGTCATCAATGGCTGCCACCAAGTCCTTGAGGTCTGTCTGGCTAGAGCGAAGGTTGACTTGCCGTCTAAGGAAATAGACTGGTGTTCCTTCTGGCGTGCCGTGGTGAATCTTTAATGCCTTGATCCTTGTGCCGATACCGCCATGCCCTTCACCTGCGATGTACAAGACTGCACCTTGCTTCGCTATCTGGTTGCCGAGAAATGCTCTACCTGTGGCAATGCACTCGGCAATGTCCAAGGCAATAAAAGACTTGAAAGATGCTGGCGGTGCATACAAAGCCACAAAGGACTTCTGCGGTATGACTCCTTGTATGAGCCATTCAACAGGTTCGTCCTCGATGTCGTCCCACGCTTCGAGCTTGAATCCTTCGCGTTGAAGTGGTACTTGTGGCAGCTCCAACTCTTCTGTAACTGGTGTCTCAGCAACGCCAATCAATCTTGCAGGAGTCGTTACATCCAGTTCACTTGTGACTGCTTGAGTGGCTTTTGTCAGGTCAACCAGACGATCCTTGTCACCGCCATACTTGTAGACGAACTCGTATGCGTCTTCCTTGATCTCCTCTAACCCAAGGTCTACCACTCGGATACTTTTTGTAACCGACTTGAGAGCTGCAACTGCTTTCCTTGCGTACTCCCAGCCCACCGTGTCGTTGTCAGGCACTATCGCAATGGTGAGTCCGACTAGGTGCTTGACCACATCTTCGGGGAAGTTACTTGCACCGTTGTGCGTACAGGTTGCCACCACACCTAAAGACTTGAGAGCGTCGGCTGCCTTCTCGCCTTCGCACAAGAAGACAGTTCTGCCAGTCTTCCTTGCAAAGTCCACCTCTGGCAAGTTGTAAGGCATGATGTTCGCACCCGTCATTGATGCGTGCCGTCTGCCGTTCTCGTCCACCCTGTACTGCTTATAGGTCTTTCCCTTTGCGTCAAAGGTCTTGTATCTCTGCTTTATGTGCTGTACGACCCCATCCTCGTCGGTGTAGTGCCACTCCTGTTCGAGCACAGGTTCTTGCGGTTTCGATAACGGCTTGATCTGAGTCAAGAAGTCAGTCGGGTTTGGTAGGTCTGGCAGCAGACCGTAGTCCTTGACCGCATTGAAGACCGACTCCTGAGAGCACCCGCTAAAGCATTTGAAGAGTGGCTTGCCTTCGTCTGTCTCTGATACGCATAGACTTGGATTCTTGTCACCGTTGCCTTGCCCGTGTGAGCTTACAGGACAGCTCGCCATCCATTGCCCATTCACCTTCTTTGCGTTGCCAAGCGCTTGCGCTATTTGTTCGGCTTGCATTTATGTTGATGCCTTTCCGAGTTCTCTTATTTGTTCTGATTTAAAAATGCTTTGTAGAATGTTTGCAGCAAGATATTTTGAAGTTTCATTAACAATCTTTTCAATTCTCTTGTCCAAGCTGACATCTTTAAAATCTTCAAGAGAAATAAGTACTTTATGATCCTTTCCATTTAATTTAAACATTACTGCAATATTTGTATTGCAAGACATAAAATCTCGCATCATGTGAATAACTCCAGAAAATTCATTGCTTGGTAGCTGAATTGATTTAATTACTTCTAATCTTGCACTCGCTTCCATTTCACGAAGCAACCGAACAGACTCATCTGTTGGCGCACGTTTCTCTGTTACATAAGAATTATTTGTGCGTTGTTCAATAATTGTTTTGTTAAACATCGTGATATCCTTTTTCTTCAATTGTTTCAATGCGCTGCTCCAATTCGTAGACCCTTTGAGCCAACGCAATGAGAAGCAGCATCCAAAATTCTTCTGTGTTTTCCATAGAGGAAAAAAAACGGGACTGACCTTTCAGCCAGCCCCGTCTCTTCTAAAAGTTAAAACATCTCGTCGTCTTCGACTGCCTGAGCCATTGCAGTCTTAGGCGCTGCCTTCGGTGCTGGAGCTGGTGCTGCCATGCTGATCTTGCCGTCGCTATCAAATGACTGCGTGCCGTCGTCTACTGCATCCATGCCAGCAGGTCTCTCGATCCACGACACCACATCAAAGTTAGGGATTCTTGTTGTCCCCTTGCCGATCTTCTCTAGCGTAGAAGACTTGTACTCAATGACTGGTAACTTGCCAGCGTTGGCAGATTGACCTGCCTCGATTGCCTTCCACAGTTTTTCAAGCCCCATGTTCGGACCTGTGCCGTTAGCACTCCACTCAGCGAGTCCCATCTCCTTGTTATAGAACTTGATGGAGAAACCGCGCTTGTGGTCTGGGCTGGGTTGCGCACCCTTCTTACCCAGCGACACATCTGGTTGCCAGTCGCGCACACCTTCTCCGAGGTGCATCCAACCTGTTTGGAGTGAGTCTGTATCGACAACCATTTTCTTTGGTGTGAACTCCTCCTTGTTTGAGTTGAGCCATGCGTTTGCGCTTGGCATAAAGCGGATGTAGTTACCACCGCCAGATGATGATGAAAGATTAAGCATTTGAGCCTTTCGAGTTTATGTTGCACAAGGCAACGGTTTGGGGGAATGGATTATTGACCGAGAGAATAGTCACGCGCAAGGGTAAGACCACTACTCTCTTTCTTGGTGAGCTTGTCAATTAAGTCTTTTGATTCTTTGGGCAGTAATTTGGCTGCCTCAGATGGGCTAATTAGTTCGCTAGAGACCAACTGATCCGCAGGGATACCAGCGTCGTGTAATTGATTCTTTGCGTCGTTCTCGTCAATCCACTTGCGGTACGCACGCTTCGGCTGCATCTGCCAGCCCTTGATCACTTCACCGTCCTCAATGCGTTTGACTGCATGGTCTCGCACAGCGTCGATGAACTTCTCAACAAGAGGAGCGCGTTCAAGCAGGTCTGCGATCTGCTCTGGTGATAGTGTCACCACCACAGACTTCATCTCTTCTTTAGTCATCACCGCAAGGTTAGGCGTGGCAGCAATGACCTCAAAGCCTTTGCGCTGCGCAGGACACACCGCCTTTGCTGGACACCATTGGCAACCGTCTTCTGTTGGCGTGGGATCGGTGTCACCCTTCTTTATCGCTTGGATCGCTGGAGTTAACCTCGTCGCTGCCCAGTCGTTCAATTCCTTAAATGTGATCTTGTGGGTACGGGGTTCACCGTGATGGGGTTGAATGATCGATAACTCAATGTTGCTGAACTCTGTCTTTGCGTGGCGCATCGCACCGATGGCGTATATCTTCATCTGGTCTGAGTCAGCGTCCACATAGCCTCGACCAGTCTTCAGGTCTGCAATGACCAAGGTTGACTTCTCGTCGTTCCATGCCACCACATCGGCAGTACCACCTAACTCAATCTCCTTGTCCTTGTACACGGTTACATACTGCTCAACCTTGAGAGTGCCAAGTCTTAACTCCAAGTCCCTAATGTGGTTCACATGAGCCTGAGCAAAGTCAGCGTTCTGCTCTGTGATCACAATGTCTTTGACGGTCTGACCGATCCAGTCGTAAGGGCTTGCGTTGGTGAGGTATGCAGTCTCAGCCACCTCGTGAATGGCAGTACCAATCTGCGCAGCTTCACCTGCTGGCTGGTAAGGAATGTCGGCACAAAGCCTTACAGATGCAGGACAAGAGAGCCAGCGTGTTGCTGCCGATGGGCGTAGTTTGATCATTATTCGTTTTCTTTCGTTAAGTACAAAACTGTATAGATAAGACCACGCACCTCATTGCTGACTGCGTGACCAAGCTCCTCTGGGTTGAGCATCTCTTTAAGCAATTCATTGCGTGTCTTTAATTGCTCTCTTGCGTCCTCCAGCTCCTTCGTCAGCCAGACAATGTGCTCGCGCATTGCGTTGCGTTCTTCGTCGATCATTTAGCCTGACTCCCAAAGTAAGCGATCATGGTTGCGTCAGCCCTGCCAGAGTCCTTGACACGACTAAACAAGTGCTGGTGCTCTGGGTGCAGTTCCATGCACCTGTGGCGTATAGCGTCCTTACCCTTTGCGCATCCAGTAGCCTTCTGCCACACCAAGGGGTTGATGTAAGTGATGGGTACTGAGAGAGACGCGAGTGCGCCTTCAATGATTCCAGCAGCTCTGCCGAAGGCATACATACTGGCAGTTCCTTGGTTTGGCATTGCGCCTGTGCGCTCGACAAATGCGTGCGTAGGAGCGAAGACCTTGATGATGCTTGCGACTCCCTGTGCAGAGACCTGTCGCTTGTTCTTGCCACCTCTAAGCACCTCCACGATGGGCATATCGACAACCTGTTCAAACTTGCCGTCAACATACAAAGAGAATGCTCCGAGTGCGCCAACATCCACACCCATGCACCTAATCATTCTTGACCCCTAAAGACGCAATGCGTCCAGCGATCAAGCGATCTGTTGCGGTTCTGAGCTTCTCAATGGAGGAGACCAAAGGCACAGTATGCCCAGCCACCCATCGAGACATCTGGGCTTGATCAATGCCAGCCTCACGGCATATATCTGCCATCTTAAACCCCGCCTTTTCAGCGCGTTCTATGATTTCGGTTATGTAGTTCATGCTGACTATGTTAACCTAGAATTGATTAACTCAACAAGGCAGACAAAAAAAGGGGATGAGTCCTGTCACCCATCCCCTATCAAGGCAACTGCACCTCTTGCGGAGACATAAGGCACAGCCGACAGGGAAACTACACCCTGTCGATTGCATTCTATTAGGGTATATCCTGAGTAAATTGTGTGGTTAATATATTGACTAGGTAGTCAAGCGTGATATGATTCACTCATCAACAACGAAACGGGAAAACAAAATGACAAACGCAACTTACACAGCATTCTCAGCATCTGATCTTTATCAAGCAGGTTATTCATGCGATGGTCATCCTTATATCGCTGAAAAATATTATGTAGTTATCGAGAACGAAGCAGGGCGTCGTTTTCGTCACGAAAAATCTTTTGCTGGTGTAGAAGTAGTTGAGTGCGAAGAGACTGGCGAAACAAATTTCGTTGATATTCGTGAAGAAGCAAAAACTATCGTTGCCGATTTAGTTGCTAAAGTTAATGCAGCATTGGCATCTGGTAAGTCTTTAACTTCTTCTTGCTGGTTTGAAGTTGATCCAGCTTACGGTTCTGACGCTTATGTTGATCAAGGTACAGAAGCTAAACGCGCATACGCAGATAGAAACGCAGCTTAATAACCAAACGGGGCGAAAGCCCCATCTTTTAAGGACACCACAATGACCGAAACCCTGTACAAATTTAACTGCGAAGTGGAAGGGGTAAAACTCACTTGCCACTTGGAGTACGAACCCGCAGAATTCAACCACGGGGAAGCGCCAGACTTCCCTGAGTGCATGAATCTGGTCAATGCCTTTTGTGGTGACATTGACATCGCCCACCTTCTGATGCAGTCCATCGTGGATCACATCTGCGAAGAAGCCCTCACACAACTTAACTCTGAAAGCGAATAATGAAACATCAAAACTACACCGAGAACTTTGAAGTCGACGGTCCTTACCAAGACAACAAGATCAGCCTTGTGGATTGCGTCTTTATCTTCCTTGCTGGCGTAACCGTCGGTCTCATCACAGCCCTCATTGCAACAGGAAACTAATATGTCAGTAGAAAAGAAAATCAAAGAGATGGTCTTAAAGTACATCCTTGCTGCCGAAGGCAAAGCACGCATCATGTCTCCACAAGACATCGGTAAACTTGTAAGCGAAGCAGCTCACAAAGGTGCAATGCTTGGGTACGACGCTGGAATGCAGATGGCACGACGCTCACACGGCAAC